ATGAAAATCTTCATTTTATTGATTAAAAAAAAGGAATTTTTGCCCATCAATGGACACAAAAACTTATCCAAAACTTATCCTTTAATTTTAATCAGTATGGCAACTCTCAAACTAACAATTTTCAAAGCAAAAGTTTTAAAAGATGGCAGACATAAAATTAGAGTGGCCGTTTGCCATAAACAGGAAACTTGCTACATTATCACTCGGTTTATCATAGATAATCTCTCCCAGTTCAAGAACGGACAGGTGGTAAAACGCCCGGATGCCGCAATGATAAATACAAAATTGCGTAATCTTCTCAATAAGTATCAGGAAAGATTGGACAAGATAGATAATCCAGGTATCTATTCATGTACACAGTTGAAGGATTTCATCTTAAGGGAATCTGTGGATACACAGGGGGAATCATTTAAGTCTGTGTGTGATGCATATATTGAGGAACTGTTTAAAAACAGTAAAACCAACTATGCTAATATGATGAGGGAAAGTGAGGCTCATTTCTTGAAGTTCCTGCGTGGGGATGTACGACTTGTCGATATTACCCCGGAACTTATAGAGCAATATGCAGCGTATCTTGAAAAAAAGAATTGGAGCCGGGCGACATTGGGGATAGTAATGAGAAATACGCGGACAATCATAAACAGGGCGATAAAAAAGAGAAAGGTTTCATATAATGTACATCCTTTTGTAGATTATTCTATTCCGCAATCTCCTGTACGCGATGTCAGTATCAGGCTGGAGTCTTTGTCCAAGATACTTAATGCTGAGGTTGACAGTAATTATCTGTCAGTAGCCAGAGATTTGTTCTCTCTTTCATTTTATCTCGGAGGTATTAATATGACTGACTTGATGGATATGGATTTTAGAAACTCTAGGTATATACAATACTCCCGTAAGAAGATTATGGGGCGGACTTCCAATGCAAATGTCATTATATTGCCTGTTCACGAGAAAGCAGCCTGTATTATAGCAAAATGGATGAATCCAAGAACCGGTAAGCTGGATTTTCATTATAATTTCACTTATAAGAATTTCTCTCGTCATATATCACGGGGAATAGCGAAGCTTGCAAAGGAACTTGGGATAAAGGAACGTGTGGTTTACTACTCCGCCCGGAAAACCTTTGCACAATTAGCTTCAGAACTAGGGATACCTGATGGAGTGATAGACTACTGTTTAGGGCATTCGGACAAGAGTAGGGGAGTGATACGCTATTACGCTAAGGTAAGGGAGAAACAAGCGGAAATAGCCGTCAATCGGGTGATTGATTATGTGGATCATCCGGAGAAATATAAGGAGTTTTTGGAAATGAGAGCAGATATCATGCTGATGAAGTCCTAACTCAAAAATCAAGCGGTTATCTATAAAATATAGCCGCTTGATTCGTTTACCGAATAATAAAAGAATATCATTTACTGTTTTCAATATTTGCTCTGATTTGTTTCAAAATCAGAAACGGCCCTCCCATCTTATAGTTCCCTAAGTTTTGTTTTGCTTGCATGATACAGCTTTCAATAGTAAGTTTCAAATCCGGGGTAAAAGCTGCTTTGTTAATCTGCATTTCTTTTGGAAGTTCATTGGCATGGTTATTGAACCATATGATCATTTCATTTAATTCCTCTTTCGGAATAAGATTCTTTTTTTTCAGCCATAATACATAAGTTGATGTTAATAGTGTGCAAAGATAAAGGAACATATAATTCATGGGTTATCTTTTAACAGAAATATTATCAAAATAAAACCGTTCCTATTTATCACAAGCTGGAACGGTTCAGATTAGTTTCGTTTTTGACAATCTACTTCACATTTTATTGAACAAAATACCAATGGATTTGTTCAAAGGGATTTGCCTATTTCTAAAAATATTTGTTGTCACATTATTACGTATTACAAAAAAGGAGGGCATCGTGCATCACGAGCCCCCCAAACTTTTATTATGAGATTGGCTTCTACTCCAAAATCACAGGGCAAAGATAGTGAAATAGAATATATGGCACATTACTGGATGGTATAATGTGTCATTTTTATTCATTAAGCTGATTTCTTTTTGGAATCCAAAAGCTTAGGAAGGTAATCCAAAGCTTTCGTATCTCTTGTGGAGAAATATTTTTCTGCGTGTTTAGGAATCCACTCTTCATCCACATATTGAATAAAAATAGGCAAAAGGGCATTTTCATATTGCCTTGCATCCAATTCCATTCCACTCGGGAATTTATGTTTGTAAGATTTGTACTTGTCTGCTAATTCAGAATAGTTAAGCTTTAAATAGGTAGCAAAACATTTACCCACGCTCACGTCTGGGCGGATTTCCTTTCCATCGAAAGCTTTGTTAGGGATTTCGTACCCAACATGATGGAATCTTCCGTAAAGTCTAACAAACAGTTCGTTTATAACAGAAAAATACCCTTTATCCACTCGATCCCAATTATCATTGTACCTTATTACAAAATTAGGGATTTCACTTCTGTCTAGACTATAACGTCCGGTTTTCCTTATTGAAGGAATTACAACTTTAGTAATCCATTTGCAGAACTTCTTAGCAAATGGTTTCCTACTCTTGAATACTAAGGAATATAAACCACTCTCACTGATTAGATTAACTCTCCGATTTTGACCTGCCCTAAGTATTACTGAGGTCAGCTTTTCATCTTCATCAAGAGAAGACAAAGATTCGGTAGTGTTAGTCAACCCTAATAAATTACATACATCGGAAGCTACAAACCACGGTTCACCATTAATTTCAATAGTTAAAATATCTGTTGATACATTTGAAATGGAACTTCCATCCATTTCATCGTACTTAAAAATTAAATAATTCATTTCTTTCTTATAAACTTTTAAAAATATTAATTATCCCATCCATCCAACTGGGTATGGCAAATATACATTTTGTTGTCTACGAAAACAAGAAAATGTAATAATAAAAAAGGACAATTACCTTCACAGGCAATTGTCCTTATAGGGATAATATTTATTTATTTTTAAAAGTTTCAGACAATATTAATGTATATGGAAATATTACCTTTCCAGTTGCATACTGCAAAGGTAATATTTTATTTTGAATAAATGTATGTTTACAGGCAAAAATAAAAGTGATTTTGCAAAAAAATAGATGCAACCAAGTTTCTTAATAAAACACCCCGACTCATCACGAGCCAGAGTATTCAACTTATGAATTTCAAGTTTTATTATGAGGAATCATTATTACGCCAATGTTTTTTTCGCCAACAGCGCAACAATAATCAGTACGGTTACACAAACACAGGCAAAACCGAATTGTTCATGGAAATAAAAAAACTTCCCGACTTATCACAAGCTGGGAAGTCTTAATCATAAATTTAAAGTCTTATTATAAGAAATCGTTTCCACGTTGTCGCCTGACCACCGCCAGTACGATAACAACAAGAACTGCCCCACTAACACATGTCAGAACTATTTGTTCAAGCAATTTGGATTCTCTTTTATCCTTCATTATTTCAGTGTACTCTTTCTCATGGATATCAGAAGAGCGTTTCTTGTCGGCATTGAGTTTTATAGTATCGTTTATAACCGATTTCTTGTCTTTTGCCTGATTGAAATTTCCCTCTATTTGCCCGTCCGCCAATAACGGAGGTTTCCCGGTCAGGCTATCGGGCGGTTTTCGGGTATCATAAACTCGAAAATCAATCACATAGTTACCATTAGTGGTTATCAGTTCTCTTAAAGAAGTAGCAGACCCATGTACGATATTGACAGATTCACTCGTGCTGTCCTTCCTGATTACTTCTGTATCGGACTTGACAGATTTATGCGAGCTGCCACATGATCCGAACAGCAGAAGTAACACTACTGCAACAAATATCCAGAAATATATCCTCTGTTTCATAATCTCAGTTTTTAGACATAAAAAAAGCAGTAAAACCGTTGGGAATTACCGCTTAATGTTAAATAGTTACTTTATTTTGCGTTTTTGAATATTTAATTTTATCTTTGCGCCATGAAGATAGCCCTTGATACATTGAAAGGCTACGTTGACCGTAGCTCACTAGTGTAGATGTATGGGGGTTATCTTTTTTTTGCACCTTTAGATTGGTTCATATCCCTATTATAGTTGCTAGGTTTAAAACTCCAATGGCTATATGGATAGTCCCATCTATCAGATGGGTAAGAAATACCTGTGCTTTCTCCTATATTGAAATTAGGGCGTAATATCCTTATTCTTTTACTTATACGCTTAAAAAGAAGTTCTTTTAATTTGGTTCTATTTCCTCTTTTATTCGTTATCGGGTCTTTGATTTTATGTTTATTGTTTAATCTAAAGCAAATAGAGCCTAATACCAAGTCCATTAATTGAAGTGGTATATGTTTTTTTGAATTAACTTCTTGAATATCTCCATATCGTAATTTTATTTTTGCTTTCTTAAAACCTGAATCATTATTCAGTCTATACAAGTATTCTTCAAATTTGGCTTTATCTGGTCCTTTCATTGGAATGTCGTCAATAAACAATTTCAATGTTATGTCTTCTTTTGTCTGATTAGAATATTGCAATCCAAAAGAATGTTTTATAAACTGATAATATAAAAACGAGAATCCATTGCGTTTGTGCTCACTCGTTAATCCTACTGGGACGTATTGATTATTTCTAAAGAATATACGAATCTTTATTAAGTCGTTTTCGAGCAAATCAAATATGAAATCAACCAGTGAACAATATTTTTCATACGTATACTGATTCACTTTCTGCCACTTGATTTCTTCGTTGGTAAGCCCCAATTCTTCAACTTTGTATTTCATCATCTGCAATACATTGCCGAAATCCTTAGATTTTATAAGAATACCTCCATAGAAATTTGAGTAGAATTCTCCTTCCTTATCACTTTCGTCAAACCATATATAGTACGTCATACTTTTACATATATTATTTTGCAAAGAAAACAAATTACTGCTATACTATATATGAATCTCTATTTTTTAACAATTAAATCGGTAATTCCAACAAGTCAAAGAACGCTTTTGATTAAACAATTATCTTACACAATCTCAATCGTTATACTCTCACCCTTTCTCTGCGCATCCTTAACTAGCACGTTGAGTCTGTCGGATGTGTAGCGTGATTCGGTCAGCCGTCCGACTTTCGTGTTTTTTCCCACAAGAATGCAGCCGGAAGAATCATCAGCCGTGTTGCCAGGATGAATGAGGATGCCTTCGAATGCCGGTACATTCAGCAGTCTCGGCAGATTGCGTCCGAATTTAGGTGACCAGTTGAACACTACCTTGTATTCACCATAAGGGATGGCTGTCTTTCCGGGTACTTTCCTTTCCCTGTTCAGATCACGGACAGTGTCTTCCAACGTGTTACAAAAGAATTTTCCGTCCACATACAACCGCCCGACAGTATAGCCGGGCTTTTTCCATAATCTCTCAACTTTTAGTTTCATTTCTTTTCCTCCTTCTTGTTTTCATTATCAAACAATATCTGAGCCATGATCTTGGCGATATCATCCTTGTTCTCGATGATCACACTCATAGTCTTTTCTGCTTTGCGCAACTCCGCTTTTTCCCATGATTTTTCACGAACTGATTTAAACTCACAGAAAATGCAGTAACCCGTCCAAATCATTGAAAAAACAGGAAAGGGGATAACCACACAGCATAACAGATCAATGAAGCACAACTCTATAAATGGAGTGAAATACTTCTTCGCCTTGACTGCTGTTTTCTTATACCCCGTGGATGTTCTTGCCTCCCCGCGTTGTTTGGCCTTCATTATCCCTGAGACCAGATCCACAAACATTGCACCGATAGTGGCTGCGATACACAGGGCTATCAGTACAATGTGTATCATCATGTGCTCATTAATAAAATTGTAAATTACGTCTTTCATTACTTTGTCTTGATTATAAAATATATTGTTTCAAAGATATGTCTATTTACTTGCGTCATTGTTGCAGAATTACTTAAATCCATTGCCACGATATGACAACAAAAAAAGAGCCTGATGACAATATTTATTGCCATCAAGCTCTTGGTTACACTGCAAAGATAGTGATAAAAAACGATTTACCGAAGAAGAATATAAATATATTGAATCGGACTGGAATGTAAAAAATTATATTACAGACTAGCATCATTATCATTTTTTAGCTAATTTTGCACCAATTATTTAATAAATATCTGATAACATTAGTTTAAAAAGCGTTATGTTCGTCTTGTAAATCGGGATATATGGATTCTCCAAATGAGAAGGGATAGTATGATGTTTTCTTACATCATAAAGTAAATCACTATTGTTGTATTTCTCTATTGGTCATTCTTATAGTTCTCTGTTTACAATATAGCATGGCAGTTCCACGCTTGATTTTTTTTGGTAATGGCCTTTTGAGGGACTGGGGAGGCATGTTTTTTATGGAAAGAAGTATTATTAGTAAAAATGTGATCCGCAAGATGTGGATTGCAGGCTTTGTGATGTGTGCATTCGGTTTGCCTTCCTGCTCCGATGATTATGACGACTCAGAACTTCGAAACAATCTTGAGAATCTGGAAGACCGGATTACGGCTCTTGAGGAATGGCAGAAGGCTGTCAACACGAATATCCAGTCATTGCAAAGCATTGTCTCAGCTCTAGAAAACAGGAATTTCATCACAGGCGTCACCCCTTTAATGGAGAATGGAAAGGAAACCGGTTACACTATCACTTTCCAGAGCGGATCCCCCATCATTATCAGACACGGCAAAGACGGTGTTGACGGTGAGGATGGAACGGACGGGCAGAACGGTACTGACGGCAAAGACGGTTCAACCCCGGTTATCGGTGTGGCAAAGGATAGTGACGGAGTGTATTACTGGACTGTGGACGGAGAGTTCCTGCTTGATGGTGACAAGAAGATTCCTGTAACCGGTCCTGAAGGTGACAAGGGAGATGCCGGAGATGACGGCATCACACCTCATATCGGCGAGAACGGAAACTGGTGGATAGGCACGACCGATACAGGGATAAAGGCACAGGGTGAACAAGGACCTTCCGGTATTACTCCTCATATCGGTGAGAACGGAAACTGGTGGATAGGTACGACTGATACAGGGATAAAGGCACAGGGAGCCAAAGGGGACGACGCCATTGCCCCCCAAGTTCAAATCAACGCCACGACAAATGAATGGGAAATCTCAACGGATGGCGGCAAGAACTGGAAATCGACAGGGATTAAGGCGACCGGGGAGAAAGGCGACAGAGGTGATGCGGTATTTGCGGAAAACGGAGTGGACTACACAAGTGATCCTGATAATGTCATATTCACTCTGGCTGACGGAAAGACCAAGCTGACCGTACCACGTACCAAAATATTATCTGTCAAGTTCAAGGATGGTTGCGATATTTTCTCGGTAACTTCCGTTAGTAATACAATTGATATTGAATTTATTGGTCTGACAACAGAGAATTATAAGGCTTTGGTTGCGGAATTGAGAAGTGAGGACGGTACTACAGATATAGACATTGTGACCCGTGCTGAAAATAAGGATGTGGAAATTAAGGAACCTGTATTTACGGATGGGAAATGTACCGGAACGACAGTCAAAATCAACAAGAAAGGAATAAGTGGAGAAAAGGCCGTTCTGAAAGTGACCCTTATAGATAACAAC